GTAAAAGAAGTAGTAAAACCACCCAAAAGTGATATAAGATTACAAAATATCAAGATATAGGAGGTACTAATGAGATTAGAAAATCAAGAATATAGACAAGCAGTAAATTGCTTAAAAAGATATAATTATAATTGTATTAAGATAATGTCTATAAGAGAAGATATAATGAGCATAAGTGGATTGAATATGGATGGGATGCCAAAGCCTAAATATTCAAAATCAGATATGGTTTTAAATAGTGTGATACAACTACAAGAGGATGAAGAGCTAAAAAGAGCAGTAAAAGAAGTAAAAGCAGTACAGATGGCATTACAATTAGTAGATGAAGATTGTAAAAACATATTTGAAAAGATATACATACAAAGCAAAAGTAAGTGGGAATTAATAAATAATGGGATGTCAGAAAGAACATATTTTAGAAAAAAAACAGAGCTAATAACACAAGTAAATAAAGAATTAAAAAAATTGGCATAATTTTGGCAGTTTTTTACTGAAAATCGGTGCTATAATAGTATTATGAAAAAGTCTCAGACAGAGATAATTAGACCCACAATTTAAGAGTAGATGTTTTAAATGTCTGCTCTTTTTATTATTTTTGGAAAGGAATAGGAAAAATGGAATTTAAAAAAGCATATGAAGCATTAAAACAAGGGCATAAAATAAAAAGAGAACACTGGAAAGGTTATTGGGTAAAAGAAAATGGAACAATAACAATGCATTGTAAAGATGGAAGTGTAATCCCTTTTTTAGAAACAGAAGATATATTTGTAGATTTAGATAATATTGTTGCAGACAACTGGATTATTTGTGATGACATAGATGAAGCAAAATTAAACATTCAAACATTTACATTTGGAGAAGCAATATCAAATCTTAAAAGAGGGAAAAGAGTACAAAGACAAGGTTGGAATGGAAAAAATCAATATATAGAGCTTGCAACTAATATCAGTTATAAAAATACTAATGCTGAAGTAGTAAATGCAGAACATGATGCAATAGGAAATAAAGCAATAGCATTTGTAGGAACATCAGGAGTACAATTGGGTTGGCTAGCCAGTCAAGCTGATATGCTAGCAGAAGATTGGAAAGTAGTAGAGTAGCAATTAATATAAAGGAGAAAGACACTTGGAAGAAATAAAAAAGAAAGATTTAAAAAAGTTTGTAAGCAGAGAAATTATATATTGTATAATATATGTAGTTGTGTCATTTATATTATTATTTAAGCAAAATACATTCTTGTGTGGTGCGATAATTACGTTTATTTATGCAATTATAATTGATATAGATGCAAGAATATCAGCTGAAAGAACATTAAATAAAATAGAACATGTGCAAAATCAACACAAAAATTAATAAAATATTCACAAGAGTTTATCAGAAGTGGTAAGCTCTTTTATTATGTTAAATAACAGATAGCAAGTAGTGATATAACATAGAAACAGCAGATTGGCAAAAAGTAGAACTGGTATAGTATCGAAGAATAAGCCGATTAGTTCTAGGGTGCAATATTCTATAACTATATCATTACTTGGTGTTTATTAAATGAAAGAGGTGTTTATGGAAAATGAAGAAAGAATAAATGAATATATAAAACAATGTTGTAGTAATTGTAAAAATAAATCAAATTGTAAAATAAAAGTGTTTGAAACAGAAGATATAATTTATACCAAATGTGAAAATTATCAGCAAGAAAAGAAATTAGAAGGATATAAAAGACCAATTGTAAAAACGGCGGGAAGGAAATTAGAAATATGAAATGGACAAAACAAAAAGCAGAAGAATATATAAAGAAATGTAAAGAAAAAGGACTTAAGTATTGGAGTGCAAAAGATTATTTAAAAAATCATAAAACAATGACATCAATAATTTAGGAGGAATCAATGAAATTTAAAATAAACAACAGAGAATGGACAATAACAGAAGTATCTCAACAAGCGATAAAGAATATGCAAAACATAAGAAAAGCTAATGAAGATGAAAATCTAAAATCAGTAGACACAAGATATTATGGGATTACATATTGTGATACTTTAAAAATATATATTGATGAAGATCTACCAGCAGACAGAAAAAAATCAACTTTAATTCATGAACTAACACATTGCTATATAGATAATTATATAACACATTGCGAAAAACAATATTCAGAAGAAGATGTTGCTGATATAGTAGCAAATTCTTATGACATTATTCATGAGATAGTAGATAAATATTTTGAAGAAAAATAAAGATTAAATAGAAAGAGAGGCGATCTTATATGACAGATGCACAAAAAAGATTTTGTGATGAGTATTTAATAGACCTTAATGCAACAAGAGCATATAAGGTTGCTTATTTGAGATGTAAAAAAGATGAAACGGCTAATGTGAATGGCAGCAAATTACTAAGAAATGCTAAGGTTCAAGAATACATATCAGAAAGAATGAAAGAACGAGAAAAAAGAACTGAAATAACTCAAGACATGGTAATAAAAGAGCTGGCTAAAATAGCATTTTTAGACATAAGAAAACTATATACAGAAAATGGACAATTAAAAAACATAGCTGATATGGATAGTGAAACTGCAGGGGCAATATCATCATTAGAAACATTAGAAGAATACGAAGGATATAGAGATGACAGAGAAAAAATAGGAGATACTCAAAAAGTAAAACTATTAGATAAAACAAAAGCTCTTGAATTGCTAGGAAGACATTTAGGAATGTTTAAAGAAAAGGTAACGATTGATGGTAATGTTAATACCAATAATCCATTTTCAGGAATGTCAACAGAAGAGTTGAGAAAGATATTAAATGAATAATGATGTAAGAGAAAAAATAAAAAAACAAGCACGTTTAGAATTAGCTAGACGTGATTTTTTTGAGTATTGCAAATTAACCGCATCTGATTTTTATAAAGAAGAACGAGTATTTTTAAAAGATTTATGCTATCAATTACAAGATTTTTATAAGAGCGATGAAAAAGTATGCGTAATTAATATGCCACCTAGACATCGGTAAATCTAGAACTGCTGGAAAATTTGTAGAATGGGTATTAGGAACAAATCCAAATGAAAAAATAATGACAGGATCATACAACGAAGATCTATCAAGTTCATTTGCAAAATCAGTAAGAGACACAATAGCCTCTGAAAAAACAGAAGGTGTAATTGTGTATAATGATATATTTCCTAATACAAAAATTAAAGATGGTGAAGCAACACAAAAAAAGTGGGCATTAGCTGGGAGTAAAGTATCAAATTATTTAGCAACGTCGCCAACAGGTACTGCAACAGGTTTTGGCTGTACAATTATGATAATAGATGACCTTATAAAAAATGCAAAAGAAGCCTATAACGAAAATACATTAAAAAATCATATAGATTGGTTTAATAATACAATGCTATCAAGAACTGAAAATGGATTTAAATTAATAATTATTATGACAAGATGGTCTAGTAATGATTTAGCAGGATATATATTAGAGAACTATTCTAATGTAAGACATATAAATTACAAAGCAGTCCAAGAAGACGGCTCAATGTTGTGTAAAGATGTGTTAAGCAAAGAAGATTATGAATTTAAAACAAAGAATATGAATAAAGACATTGTTTACGCTAACTATCAACAAGAGCCAATAGATGTAAAGAATAGATTATATACATTATTTAAAACTTATGAAAAATTACCACCAGCACATTATGTTATGAACTATACAGATACTGCAGACGAAGGTGATGATTATTTATGTTCAATAGATTATCAGATGTATAATAATGAACACTATATTTTAGATGTTATTTTTACACAAGATCCGATGGAAGTAACAGAACCAGCAGTAGCAGAAATGATGACCAAAGATAATGTTGGAAATGCAAATATAGAAAGTAACAACGGTGGCAGAGGATTTGCAAGAAATGTAATAACAAATTTAAGAAAATTGGGTAACAGACATACAAATGTTAGATGGTTTCATCAAGGAGATAATAAAGTTGCGAGAATATTAAGTAATTCAACAGGAGTAATGAACAATGTGTATTTTCCTATTAATTGGGAAGATAGATGGCCAGAGTTTGCTAAACATTTAAAACATTATGTAAGAACAGGAAAAAATGAACATGATGATGCAGAAGATTGTTTAACAGGGGTATATGAAAATCCAAAACCTAAAAATATAAATATGGAAATGACTAATAAATCATTTATAAAAATGTAACACCTACCAAGTGGGTGCTTTTTTTGATTGGAGGGAACAATGTTAAGATATAGCAAGGAAAGATTAGCAGAAGAAAGAAGTATAACAGACATATATTTTAAAGCTCAAGAAGAATTAGACATTAGAAAAGAATTATATGAGAAGTTCAGAAGAAAACTAACAGACGAAGAATTAGCAAGTTTGGATGATGAAGATATAAAAGTACCATTAGAAAGATATATATCAATTATGTCAGCAGGTTATTTTGGAGGAAAAGCACCGACTTATAAAGTAAAAGCTTTTAATGCAGACAAAGACAAGATAATAAAAGAATTATTTAATCATGAAACTAACGATGAACAAGAAATAAAAGAAATAGAAGAATTAATAAAGCATATAGTTGATTATAATAAGGATGGTTCACATTTTTTACACATGGTTTTAGATTATTTAGTAAAAAGAGCTTGTTATGAAATATATTATAAAGATGAAACTACAGGAGAAATAATAATAACAAGAAGTGATGCGTTAGAAACGGTTGCTATATGGGATTATTCATTACCAAAAAAAATAATAGGTATATATAGAATAATCCGTACATATATGGCAAATGGTGAATATCAACAAATGATAGAACTAACAACTGCTGATGGAAAAAGGTACTATTACGATACACCAGAAAAAAGAAAATTATTTGGAACACCAATATACGAACAACAATTTAAAGATGAACCATTATTTAAAGAAAATATAAAAGAGAAACAGCCCAAAAAATGGGATGACGATATACCGGCAACAGCAATAGAAAATTGTGATGGAATGGCAATATTTGAACCAGTAATAAGTTTAATAAAAGCGTATGAAAGATGTATTCAAAATTCGAGAAATGTATTCAAATATAATGACGAGGCAATATTGGCAGTAAAAGGATATACACCAGAAAATCCAATGATTATACAAAACGATAAAGGCGAGGATATCATAAATCCTGCAAGACAAAAAGAAGATGAGTATGTATTAACAAGTAGAGTAAGATATTTAGATGGAAACAGAGAAGTTGATAGTAATTTATGGTGGGTTGAAAAGAATGTAAATGATACAGCATTACAGAACCATAAAAAAACATTAATGGATATTATATGTTTATGTTCATTTTGTCCTAATATGACTGATTTAGGTTTTACATCAGCAGATAATAATAGTGCATTAGAAAAAAAGTTTTTTGGCTTACAACAATATATAGCAACATTTGAAGGAGATTTTCTTGAAGGATTAACAAGAAGATGGAGAATTATATTAGAAAAATTCAATAAGGAAAAAAGCAAAACGTATGATTTTAGAGATATTGAGGTGAAATTAAATAGAAATTTACCATCAGACAAGGCAACGGACATTACAAATGCATTAAAAGTAAGAGGATTATTACCAGATGAGACAGTTATAAATTTATTAAATCTTGATTTAGATGCAACAAGCGAATTAGCAAAAATGGATCTACAAAATGAAGAAAACATACAAAAGAATTTACAACAAATGCAAATTATGGGACAAACAGGAGTAGAGCAAGATAATAAAGAAGATAAGCAAGATGATAAAGTAACAGATTTAACAGATACACAGAAAGCACAAAAACTAACAGCAGACGATAAGAAAGAACAAGCAAAAGTAGTTAATAAGCAAATTAATAAAGAATAGAGGTGCTTTATATGTGGGAGCAACATGATAATTATATGAAACAATTAAAACAACTATATAATAAAACATCAAAACAAACACAGAACAGACTTCAGGAAATCTTTGATACATTTAATTTTACAATAGAAAACATCTATAATATTACAGATAATAAAACTAAGAAAAGAATAAATACATATATAGAACAATGGAAAGAACAAGGATTATTGAAAAATAATAATTACTTTACTGCATTAGTAAACAATATTTATAAAAGAACAAGAGTAAAGAATAGTGAAATATTAGAATTGCTTATTTATAGTGCATATATAGAAGAACAAAGCAAACTTGAAAAACAAGAAAAGCAAATAATGTATGAAGATGCCAATTATTACTATGAACAAGGACAACAAGAAGTAACCAAAAAGAAAAAGCCATCAATAATTCCAATGGCTTTGTTTCTTGCATTATTGGATCAACCTAATTATTCAGGATTTAATTTAAAACAATATATTGAGATAATAATCAAATATAATACAGAGCAATTGTACAAACAAGTAATTTATGATATAATGCAACAAAAAGACCTAAAAATCGATTCTAATGTTTATCAGAATATAATAAACAAGCAAAATAATCAAAAGCTCAATATAAATAATGACAAAATATCAGGCTATATGGATTTGACATTAATAGGTTTAAGTAATTTAGCAAAAGTTGAAGGAATAAAATCAGTTGCAGAAGATAATGCAAAAGTTAGATTTGTTGCAGTAGAGGACGATAGAACTACGTTGATGTGCCAAAGCCTTGATGGACAAGAGTTTTATATCAATAAAGAAAATGTATTTGATAGATACTGGCGGAGAAACACAAAAAGAATTAACAATGCAAAGGATACGATGTAGAGGACTTGTTTTGGGGTTAAATCTTCCAACAATAATGCACCATTATCACCATTGCAGAAGTTATGTTGTGTATTTACCATATTATGAACTAGAAAAGAAGTATGGTATTTTTGATAGTGATTTAGAAAAGATTGTAAAAAATAAATATAATGTTCAAAAAGCCAAATTAAAAGGATTGGATAAAGAAGCATTATTGAAAACATTAAATAATATGAATAAAGTTTATAAAGATTTTCCACAAATAGAAAATGCAATAAAAGAAATAAGAGTAATAGAACATCCATATGGAGGATTAAATATAACTCCAGATATACAGGATAATAAATGTATAATGGAAGTAAGTAGAAACTTTTATGGAGATGAAAATATAGTAAAAGAACAATATCAAAATGATGTAAAAAATGGATTTCATCCTAAAAATACAAAGTATGAGGATTTAGGAAATCACGAATTAGGCCATTGTGTTACATATGAAATAATTAAAAACAGATATGCTGATAAAAATCTAATAATTAAAGACTGGAATAATGATATAACAACAAAAGAAATTGTAGCCAAAGCATTTAATAATTTAGGAGTTAATGATAAAATGTTACAAGACTTATTAAGGAATAATATTTCTAAATATGCAAAAACAAAATATAGTGAGACAATAGGAGAAGCATTTTCAGATTATTATAGAAATGGAAAAAACGCAAGTATATTAAGTAGAGAAATCATAAAAATAATGAGAGGAATGATATAAATGATACTGAATCCTAGATGGTTAGATTGGTTATCTGATGAAGAAGACGAAAATGGAAATAGGACAAAATTAAAAGAAAACACACCTGATGACATACGAAAAGAGTATGAAAAATTAATAAAAGAAGAACAAGAAAGCATGAGAAACAATAAATTAAAGAAAACGATATTTTAAGCACTTACTAAAAAGTAGGTGCTTTTATTATGGAAAGAAGAAGGAATTATGCAAGAACAATCAAAAACAGAAGTAAATGAAAATGTAAAGAAATCTATTATAGCAATAGGACAAGAACTCATAAAGAGAGCAGATGATATAACAAACGATTTAAAATTTGTTGATAATATTGAAATTTATGCAAAATTAACACCAGATGAAATAACTAATTTTGATGTAAAGAAAAATTATATGGCGACATACGAAGATAAGGAGGAAAAATAATATGTGGTTATTAGTTTTAATGTTAGGCATTAAATTACAAATGCCTACTTGGTATTGGATCATATTTACTATAATTACAATATTTAGACCAGTTATTTGGGTAGTTAAATATAATTTTGCTGATGGATATATGAAAGCAAAAAATAAAGATAATAAATAAGTTAATAACATTTTATAATTATAAATCAAGAGCTAAGTCGACTGGCTCTTATTTTTATGCCCTAGACAAAGGCTCTAAAAGGTCTATTTTTATTTGGTTAAACTTCCGTAAAAAAGTTAAATAGTTTGGTTATAACTTAGCCGAGAAAGTTAAAGGAGGACATTATTTATGGAAAATAATGAAGAAATAAAAAAAGATATGGAATCTACTGCCGAGAGTGTAGAAAAAGTTGAAACGTCAAAAGTAGAAGAAAATAAAGAAAAAACTTTTACAAGAGATGAAGTAAACAAAATGATTAATGCTGAAAAGCAAAAACAAAGACAAGCAATTTTAGAAGAAATGGAAGCAAAGAAAGCAGAAGCTGATAAACTTGCAAAGATGGACGAAGATCAAAAGAAATCTTATGAATTAGAGCAAGAAAGAGCTAGAGCAAATAAAGCTGAAAATGAACTAAATGCTTATAGACTAAAAGACGAAACAATTCGCCAAGCAAGTCAAAGAGGTATCTCATTAGGATATATAGAAACTATTGATTTTTCAAAAGAAACTGCTGAAAGTATCAATTCAAAATTAGATATATTTGAAAAAGTATCAAAAGCAGAGAGAGAAAAAACAATAAATGAGTATTCTAGAGAACCTGCTCCTCAAACAGGAGATTCAATTGAAGGTTCTAAACCAGAAAGTCAAATGACTTATGAAGAACTTTGCAAATTATCAAAATATAAAAATTAAAAGAAAGAAGGTATAAAAAATGGCAGATTTTACAAGTACAGGAACATTTAACAAAAAATACTTTAATGAAAGAGCATTCGGTGCTTATTATGACACAATCCCACAAGAAAGATTAAATTTATTAATAAAATCAGGAGTATTACAAGGAAACAATAGAATAAGAGAAATGTTTGCATCACAAACTGGTGCTGAATATGGAATAATTCCAATGATAGGAAGATTAAAAGGAAAACCAGTAAACTATGATGGAAAAACAAAATATGATGAAGGAAAAACATTACCAACATATAAACAAGGTGTTGTTGCTATTGGTAGAAAAGACAAGTTTTATGAAGATGACTTTACATATGATGTAACATCTAAAAAAGACTTTATGAGTCAAGTTGCAGACCAACTAGGAGATTACTGGGATAGCGCATGGGAAGATGTATTATTAATTATAACAAAAGCATTATTCTCAATGAAATCAGATGCAGGTAAAGTTTTTGCTTCAAAACACACATATGATATATCAGGAGAAAAAGAGTCATCAGTAGCTGAAACAACATTAAATACAGCGTTACAAAAAGCATGTGGAGATAGAAGAAGAAACTTTAAATTAGCAGTAGCAAACTCTGTAATAGTAACAAATCTAGAAGGAAAAAAATTAGTAACAAACTTAAGATACAATGACCCAAATGGAATTGAAAGAGAACTAAATGTTTATACATGGAATGGAAAATTATTAATTGAATATGACGAAATAACAGAAGAAGAGGGAGACCCAATATATGCAAAAACTTCTGATAAAACTTTAACAGAAAGAAAAACATATTATACAAAAAGCGGAACAAATTATACAGCAGTTGCAGAACCTTCTGTTGAAAATATTGGAAACTATTATGAAGTTTCAGGATATGGAGATTCTAAGTATGTTACTTATGTTTTCGGAAAAGGAGCATTTGACTATGAAGACTTAGGAGCAAAAGTACCTCATGAAATGGATAGAGATGCTGATAATGATAGAGATTACTTATATGAAAGACAAAGAAAAGTAATGGCTCCTCATGGTGTTAGTTACTTAATGAAAAATCAAGCAACAGATTCACCAACAGATGAAGAATTAGCAGATGGAGCAAACTGGGATTTAGTAGTAGGTTCTGATGGAAATACATATAACCATAAAGAAATCGCTATAGCAAGAATAATCTCAAAAGGATAGAAAGGAAGGCAATAGATGTTAGAACAAATAAAGCAAAGATTAGGAGCAAATTACATTGAAGATACAGATAATGTAATAAAAGACATAATAGATGATATGACTTCTATTGCCTGTGCTGCTTCTAATCGAAAAGAAGATGATAAAAAGTTATTTCCATACATAAAAAAAGCTGTTATATCCGAATATTTATGCAGAGGAGCAGAAGGCCTTTTATCAAGAAATGAAGGAAGTGTTTCTTCAACATTTAATGATATAGAAAAAAAATTAAGGATAGATGTATCAACAATAAGGAGGCTACTTTAATGTTATTACGAGATTTAACAAAAGTCTACATATCAGAATATAAAGAAATAGAAGACCATCGGAGAAACAGAAAAAAAGTGGAGATATAAAGGAAAAGGCTTGTCGGTAAAAGAAATAAATGAAATTTCATTAAAAGACTTGAATGAACTAGAAGTATATAAATTAGCAAAGGAAAGTAATGTTGGTATAGCTTATTTAAATATTCAGCAGGATATAAATGAACTCGATAGGAAATCAACAGGAGAAGTTGACTATAGTAGATATAAAGCAAGAACTACAAGAAAGTATCTTATAAATAAAGGTGATGGAATATCATTTGAAAATATATCGGAGCTAGAAGATTTTACACCAGAATATTATGTAAAAGATACTTTAAAAATAGGTAGTACAATGTTATATATATTGGAGAAAATGCAAAAATGATTAATTTTAATTGTAACATAAAAGTAAAACATAATTTTAAAAATATAGAAGCTATAATTCAAAAGGTACCAGAGATGGCAAAAGAAATAACAGAAGATGTTTTAAATAACATTAGAGGTTATGCAATAAGGCTAGAAAAAGGTCATAATTCAGAAGGAATTTTAGTCGAAATGGTTGATATGTCTACTAAAGAGGTAAAAGGAAGGGTTTATGCAGATCCTTCTAGATTTATGTCTAATGGAGTCTCATATTTATTTTTTGAATACTTTGGAACTGGTGTTAATGCTGAGATGGAACATGTGGGAAAATCAAAACACTTCATTCAAAGTGGTTACACAGAATGGTTTATTCCAGTAAATAAGGTTGAAAAAGCATTACCTTATCCAGTTGTAAATATTCAAGGAATGGACTTTTATATAGCTCATGGAATGAAGGCAAATCATTTCCTTGGAGATGCTGAATTTAAAAGTAGAAATGAAAATGCAGAGATTATCAAGGAAAAATTAGATCAGATGTTAAAGGAGGTATGCAAATGAGAGATTTAAGTATAAAAGATTTTAGTGATTTAATATATGAACAACTAGAAACATTAAAATATAAACAAATATTAACAAATCCAACAACAACAAGTAAATTTCCTTGTTTAGAATTACATACACCTTTAAAGTCAGTAAATTTAACTGAAAACGCATTTCCAATTAAGTCTACATTTCAAATATCAATAACATGTTGGAATGAAAAACAAAGACAAGCAATGCAAATGACAGATGAAGTTAGTACAAGACTTCAAGAATTAAATTTTATAAGGACCAATACCAGCCCAGCAATATACGATTCTATATTGCAAAAATATGGTATAACAATAACATTTGAGGTCATTTATAATGCAATAATGAACTCATTTGATTTTATAAGATAATAGGAGGAATAAAAAAATGGCTAGTAATGAAATAAAAGACACAAATACAATAGCAGACCAAATGCCTGATATAAGTAAATGGGTGAAAGTTTGGTATTCTGAAACAAAAACAGGAGAAAGAACACAAGTTGCTTTTACTGAAAAAGTACCAGCATTAGAAGAAGCACCAGATGCAGTAACTGGATCTGCATTGGATTTAGATTATGAATTTTCAGTACCAGGAATAAAAAAGGCATCTAAGATTGAATTAGATATATACTTTACACATACACAACATAAAAAATTAAGAAACTTAATGAACAAAGACTTGTACTGGTTTTTCCAAAATCCAGCACATACTGCTCCATCAGGAAGTCAACCATTAGTAAGAACATTAAAAGGACAAATGTTTGTTACAATGGGAGAAGTATCAGTAGGAGAATTTTTAAAAGAGACAGTTACAATATATAAAAATAGTGATGTGGAAGAAAGCGACGGCTTTCCCACAGCCTAGTTCTGATGTAAGTGTCGTGTCAGAACAAATAGGAATAGACACTAACAAAGAGAAGGCAACAAAATAAAGCCTTCTCTCTTTTGCAAAGGAGAGAAAAATGGAATTAGTAACAAGAAAGAAAACAATAAATTTAGTATTTACAACAAGAAAAATAGTAAATATAACTAATATATTAAAGGAAAAGAATTTTGAAGATTTATATTTTAAAGCTGTAAACGAAAATGATTTAGATGCTTTAGCAAAAATAATATATGCGTTTGCAGAAGATGAAGCGGGAATGAAATCATTTAAAACAAGTGATGAAGTTTTTGAATTTATAGATGATTATAAAGAAGAAAACAACAAAGCATATGGTGATATATTTAATGAAATAGCAGGTGCAATAAATGATGAGGGTTTTTTCAAAAGCCAAATGACAAAAGAGGAAATGGAACAGAAAATATCAAATCCATTATCAGGAATCAATATGGAATCACTAATCAAGACATCAGCAGAGAAAATAATAGGACAATTGGCAGAAAGAGAAATATTTTTAGAGGATTAGATGGAATATTAGAACAAGTAAGTAATGCTGACAATACAACTGATTTAATATATTCATTAGAATTATTATCATATTTTTTTGGACTAAAACCTAGTGAATTTTGGAATGGAAGGTATAAAGATATAGTTAATTATTGCCAAGCTAATTTAATAAAAAGAAATGATGATTTAAAAACGCAAATTAATTTAAATGAAGCAACGACAAATAAATTAATTGCAGGTGATTGTATGAATCAAAATGCAAAATCAATACTTATTAGAGATTGCTATAAAGAATTATTTTAAAAAAACAATATTTTCGACAAATTTCGACAGATTTTGCAAAAGTAAAGTAGTATAATCCTTTTATAGGATAAATAAAAGGAGGAATCATTATGGAAGAAAAGAAAAAAAGTGGCTTTGCTACTGCAGGATTAGTATTGGGAATAATAGGAATATGTACATCATTTATTCCAATTTTAAATAATATTTCATTCATCTTAGGATTAATAGGAATTTTATTTGGGATTGTTTCTTTAATAAAAAAGGCAAGTAAAGGACAAGCAATAGCTGGTATAATTATATGTGTTTTAGCAATGGTGATAACTATTAGTTCTCAACAAGCTTTATCAGAGTCTCTTGATACAATAGGAAAAAATCTTGATAAAGCAACTGGAAATAGTACAGAAGAAGTATTAACAAACGATGTTGATGTTCAAATTGGAGAATTTGAAGTTTCAAAAGGAGAATATGGAATAATAGATACACAACTTGTTGTAAAAGTAACAAATAAAACAAGTGAAACAAAATCATTTAATATTCAAATAGAAGCAGTAAATGCAGATGGCTCAAGAATTATAAGTGATTATATATATGCTAATAGTTTGAATGCTGGACAAAGCCAAGATTTCAAGTTGTTTGAATATGTGGAATCAGAAAAATTAGATGCAATGAAGAATGCAACTTTTAAAATTGTAGAAGCATCTATGTATTAATAAAAATAAAATAAAAACACTTACTTAGGTAGGTGTTTTTTTATTGGGAGGAAATATGGTTGAAATAATAATAAATGACAACATTACAAGTATAAAGACAAATGATATACAAGTGATAATTGAAGGAGATTTTCAAATAAAAAAAGAAGGTGCCGAAGCACCTGTAATTAATGTGGCATCTGTATAAATGCTGCTAGAATTTGAGCAATAGCTGTTGGTAACCAAGAGTGTTTGGCAAGTAAATCGCTGAATTTTGATAGTTTGCCTTTATGAAAATCATCATTTTCCATTGATTGTCGCAATAATTCAACTAACTCATATAATTGTTCTTTATCTTTTTCTCCATAAAGTTCAATGAGTTTTTTTAAATCATCAATGTTAAATGAAGAATTATTTAATATTGCTTGTTGCTGATTACCAATAATAGAATTTGAAGCATTGCTAATATTGTATATAGTTGATTGAGATTGTGAAGAAGGAGATGTATTTTGATAGTAAGCTTTTATTTGATAAATTTCTCCATTATAAGTTGAGGTGTCAATATCAGTGACAAAGTATTTAATGTTTGAATTTGGATTAGATAAAACATCACCTATCTGAATATCAGCGTCTGGATAAAAACCTATATATTTTTTATTACTACCCTTTTCGGTGTTTTTTAGACCTTTTATAGTGTAAAGAAGATTAGAATCTCTATGTACTTCAAAATCAATCATATGATGTCTAAAACTATTTAATGGATTCAATATTTTCACCACCTTTCTAAGATAAGATAGATAGATTATATAACAAAAAATATAAAAATGAAAGGAGGACTAGCTTATGACAGTGGAAGAGATAGAAATCATTGTAACTGCAAAAGTAGAAGAAGCATTAAAAGAATTTGAGAAGTTTTTACCAACAATAAAACAAGTAATGAAACAAGCACAAGAAGCTTTTTCAAAAGTAGATATGAAAGCGTTTCAAAAAAATATCAATCAATCATTGTTGCTAGTAAAAAAACAATTAGCAAATTTGAAAAAGAGTTCTGAAAATAATCAAATAAAGATTAAAATAACAAATGCAGAAGCAATAAAACAAATAAGACAAGTAAAAAAAGAATTAGATGCATTACACAAGCAACATACTGCACGGGGATATAAGCATAAAAAGTAATAATATAAAAGGTTCAAAAGAAAATACTAATGGTAATTTTGATCCAAACGATATTAGTGGAATGACAATAAATGGACAAACATTTAATATAAAGAATATTACTGGTTATTCTAAAGAAATAATGAAATTAACAGGACATTTAAAGACACTGAAAAGTACATCAGAAGATGTTAAAATTCCGGAAATAAAAGCACCTGAAATTAAAACTCCAGAAACCAAAATAACTGGATATAGAGGAAGCATTAATAATAATACAGAAAATATAAAACCAGATACAAACTCAATTAATTTATGGGATATGATAAGAAGTAAAATTCAACAAGTTATTCCATTTGTTAGACAATTTAAAGATCAAATGCAACAAGTTGGAGGCTCAAAAGAATTAGAATTAGTAAAATATAAAATAAGTGAGGTAGAAGAAAAACTAGAAAACGCAAAAGAGGGTAAGATACATTTAAACACTAAAGAAATAATAGAAGCTGAAGCAGAATTAGAAAGATTAAACAATAAAAAAGATAAGCTAGAAAAAGGTGGCAAAGGAAACTTTTTCTCTAGCTTTTTTTCAAGTTTAAAGAAAATAACACCATCTATAAATAATATATCAGGAATAACAATTAAAATTAAAAATCAAATAAAACAATGGAATGGTGGAATAAAAAATGGACTAGGACATGTATTAAAATATGCTACAGCATTATTTAGTTTAAGAAGTGTTTACTCTACATTAAGTGGTAGTGCTCAGGCTTGGCTAGGAAGTCAAAATAAAGAAGCACAACAATTAAGTGCAAATATAGAATATATGAAATATGCAATGGGAAGTGTATTTGCACCAGTTATACAATATGTAACTAGTTTAGTATATCAATTGATGAAAGCTATTCAAAGTGTAGTTTATGCAATGTCAGGAGTAAACATATTCGCTAAAACAACAGCTTCATCAATGAAAAATACATCAAGTAGTGCAAAACAAGCAAGTAAATCTTTATCAAGTGTACATAGCGAAATTAACAATGTTTCAGATAATAAGAATAATGAAAATAGTTCAAACAATCCTAATATAGATTTATCAAAAATGGATAGTAATTCTAATCCAATAATTGATGCGATAAAACAAGGAAATTGGTATCAAGTAGGGGAAACAATTGGTAAAAAAATAAATGAAGCAATAAATAGTATACCTTGGGATAAAATTCAAAATACAGCAAAGAAAATAGGAACTAATATTGCACAATTTTTTAATGGTGGAATAAAAGAAACTGATTGGAATAAGGTTGGAAATACATTTGCACAAGGTATAAATACTATTATATATTTTGGACAAAGTTTTTTAACGACATTTAATTGGAAAGACTTTGGAAAAGCTGTTGGAAATGGATTAAGTTCCTTTATTAAGAATATTAATTGGAATGCTTTAGGCAATACTTTATCGGTTGGAATAAAAGGAATTTTTAATTCAATAACAGGTTTTTTTGAGGCCTTTGATTGGAGTGTTGTTGTTGATGGATTATTAGATTTTATAAAGGGATTTGATTGGAACGGAGTATCAGATGCAATCTTTAAAGCTTTGGGTTCTGCCTGTGCAAGTTTAGTTAATTTAGGCTGGATTATTGGAGAAAAAATAAACATAGCAATTGATAATGCAAAAAAATATTTTCAACAAAAAATTGAAGAATGTGGTGGAGATATTACTAGAGGAGTATTTAATGGAATTGTAGATGCAATGTCTGGAATTGGACAATGGATTCATGAACATATATTTACACCATTTATAGAAGGATTTAAAAATGTATTCAAAATCCATTCACCATCGTTAGTAATGACTGAAATGGGGAAATTTATAATTCAAGGATTGTTAAATGGAATTACAAGTTTAATTGATAATATAAAACAAACATGGCAAAGTATAAAAAATAATATATTGGAAGTATCTAATGATATAAAGAATAAAATTTCTAATACATGGGGTAATATAAAAAATATTACTAGTGAAAAATGGAATAAGATTAAAGATGATGTTTTTTATGTGTGGGATAAGATAAAAATAAATGCAAATGAAAATTTTGATAATATTAAAACAAAAATATCAGATACTTGGAAGAAAATAAAAGATGATAAAAATTTGTCAAACATGTCAACAATGATACATAATACATTTGATAACCTTGGGAATAATGCGAAAATATGGGGGAAAGATTTAGTGAGCAATATGGCTTCAGGTATTAAAAACAACATAGGAAGAGTTACTAGTGCAGTAAATTCAGTGGCAAATAAAATAAAAAGCTTATTGGGATTTTCTGAGCCAGAAGATGGACCATTAAGCAATTTTCATACATATATGCCAGATATGATAGACTTAATGGTAAGTGGAATAAAGGCTAATACAAATAAAGTAAAAAGTGAAATAGAAAATTTGGCAAACATGATGTCATATACAATTAATACTGATTCAATAACTAGATTTAATCCAATTCAACCTAAAATAGATCCTATAAATATTCAACCATCAAATATTGCAAATACATTTGAAGATGTATTATCAGATTTTGCATCATTAGATAATAGCGATAGACCAATAAATTTAACAATTAATGTAGGAAATAAAAAACTAGGACAAATATTATTGGATGATTTAAGAGATAAAACAAGAAGAACAGGAAAAGATATAGAAGCTTTAATAGGAGGATAAAATTATGTTATGGAGAGAACATGGAAAAGAAGAAAATTTACCAACACCAAGTACATATAGTGCAGACATAGAAGATACAGACAAAGATAGTTATACATCAAACGATGATGGTTCTTTAATTGATAATCCCATTGCAGTAGGAATGTTAAAGCTTTCTATGTCATGGGATTTTAATACAGAAGAAGAAGCAGAAGAATTATGTCAAAAAACATTTAAAAATCCATTAATATTAGATGTAAAAGTTCCAGTAGTACCAGGTGGCTTTTTAGAAGGCGTAAAATTCAGAGTTTCAAAAAGAAAAGTTGACATGATAAAAACAGAAAAAGGAACAGAAACAGAAAAGACAAAATGGAAAACATCATTTAATTTAATGCAAAAAGAATTAACAGATGCACAAAAGCAAATTGTTTTGGAGGTAAACGATGTATAAAGGATTAACAGAAAAAGCAATAAAAACAATATATAAAAGCAATGCACTAACAGTTACTAATATTTATATAGATGATGTATTATTAAATCCCAAATATTTGCTAGATTTTAAACATGGAGGAGAACTATTTGATGAAAAATTAGAGTTGGGAAGTGTTCCAAGTCAATACATAGAGATGAAAATACACAAAAGTTCTGGAATAATAAGCGCTAAGACAATAAGAATAGAATATGGTGTTTTAGTAAATCATGCAATAACAGTTGCAGAACTAAATAAAATGCTAGTATGTGATCTAAACAAATTACAAGTAAAAAGTTTAGCAAAACATGATGATAGTTTTGAGATGATGCCAATACGGAATTTATAATGTAGATAACTATGACAATGAAGATGACAATGTAATAAATATAAAAGCTGTAGATAATATTATAAAATTAGATACAGACGATGGATATTATGATGCTAGTGAATTGATAAAGAAAAAAGGCTATGCAACTTTAGGTGAAATAGCAGAAGATATATGTAAAAAGAAAGGGCTTGAATTAGAAACAAGCTCTTTTATTAATTCTAATAAAAAAATATATGTTTATGACAATGAAGTAAAAGCAAGAGAGTATATGAGTTATATCTCAGAAAAAGCAGGAGGATTTTGTTGTGCTAGTAGAACTGGTAAAATTCAAATAAAAAAACTAGGAGAAGATGAAGAAATAATTCCTCAAAGGTTATTTAAAACTTACAAATGGGGTGAAGGACATCAGATATCAAGAGTAGCTTATGAGAATGGAACAGAATCATTTAAAGTAGGAGATGAAACAAAAGATACACTTTGGATTAGACAAGAGAATTTATTTATTAGCGAAGAAGATGATATCCAAAAAATATATGATGCTGTAAAAGATTTAGATTTTTATAGTTTTGAAGGAACAACAATAATAAATCCAGCTGTTGATATTGGAGATATTATTAATATTGATGGCAAAAAGGTAATTTATCAAGGCGAAATGACATTAAACAAACGATTTATAGCAGACATAAAAAGTAAAATAGCAATAAAACAAAAACAAGATACAACAACAAGAAAACAGAGTCAACAAGTTATAAATAGAAAAATTCAAAGTCAAATAGACGAAGAAAATTTAAAATTAACTCAATTAGCTAAAGAAACAACAGAAAATACTGAAAAGCTTACACAACATGAACAAACAATAGATAGTATAAGTGATAAGGTATCGCACATAGAAGAAACAACAAATACAATTGAAGGAAATAATACAATATCATTAGAAAATGCAGTTTCAGGAGAACTAATTGAGTTACACATATATGGAAACAATGATGTATTTAGTAGTTTAAAAATTGGTGATGATGTAGTTTTAAGTGATGATTTGTATTTACTTGGAGATAGCATAATTGTAATAACAGATTCAAAAGGAAATTCAAAGGAATATGAATTAGAAATTAAAGATGTATTAAGACAAAAAGACGACGTTTATGATGAGTATGTTTTTAAAGACGGAAAAGCTCAAATAATTCGTCGAATTAATTCGGATGGAACAATTAAGGTAAAAGAAACAATAGAGGATTTAGGGGCATTCTCAATTGAATTATTTGATGGTACAAATACATTATCAATAAAAAACTATACAGCAAGTTTAAAAGCTAAATTTGCAATTAAAAATGATATGACTAATATTTATGCTTCAAAGGTTGAAATGAATAGTGCAATAAATCAAACAGCAGAAAAAGTTGATATTAATGTAAATAAAAAGCTTGAAAGTTATTCTAAAACAACTGAAATGAACGCGGCAATTAATGTTAAAGCAGAAGAAATAAATCAAGAAGTAAAAAAGAAGGTTGGAGAAGATGAAATTATTTCAAAGATTAATCAAAGTGCTGAAAAAGTTCGGAATTAATGCAAATAAAATTGAATTATCAGCAAATGATATTTTAAATTTGTTAGCAGGTAATGAAATAAACTTATCTAGTAAAAAAATTACTATCAAAAGTGATAATTTTAGTGTTGATAAAAATGGAATTATGAAATGTGTTAATGCTATTTTGAATGGAGCTAAAATAGTAGGAAATTATTCAGAAAATGATATACCATTAGAAATAACTTCAGAAAAAGATGGGGGTTATTATAAAACACAAATTGCACCAGGTGAAATAAAACTAAAATGGGGAAATGATATACTGGAATTATATCCTAATAATCTTTATCTGAAGTATTATTCAGCCGGTGCTGGTGCAGAAGTTTTACAATGTCTACAAAAATATGGATACTATGTTGAATGTAATGGTGAATCTTCTAGTGTATCTTATGATGGAATAGAAACACCTAAATTAGTAGTAAATGGTGAAGGAAAAGCAATGTATGGAAAAACATTGGATCATATGTATAGGTGCCATTGGACTGGTAGCCAACTTCAATTTTGGGTAGATACAACTAATGTTGGAACATTATCAGATAAAAGATTGAAAAAAGAAATAAAAGATATTGATGATGATTTTATAAAAATAATAAATGAAGTAGAAATGAAACAATTTAAAGTTGCAAATAGAAATGGCTTAATTTCATTTGGTATTCTAGCACAAGATCTAATGGAGATTTTTGAAAAATATAATAAAAATCCTTTTGATTACGAAATTGTACAAGAAACTTTGTACAAAGAAGGTGATGAAACAACTTATTATACTATAGATTATGAACAATTTTTAATATTAAAACAAAGAGCAACAGATATACAAATAAAACAATTAGGGATAAGACTTAAAGAAATGGAGGAAAAATTCAATGAAATTAATAGATTGGATAAATAAGGTAACAAAGTTAAATCAAAGCACAATGACTGAGTTTCAAAATAATATTGAAACTGGAAAGCAAGATAAAATGAAAGAAGGAAAATGGACTCCAAGCATCAATACTGTAGAGAATAAAGCTCCAACCATAACATATACTACTCAAGTCGGAAAATATGAAAGAATAGGAAAACTTGTTTTTGTGGATTTTTATGTAAGAGGTAAAATTACAAAATTAAATGGAACTGAAAATTATGCTGTTATTGAAGGTTTGCCATTTGTACCAAGAGACAAGTATTTTGGACAGCAATCGTTGAATGTGGCTCTAGTATATTCATTGTTGGAAGATAATTTGAATACGACATTTATTCCTCAAGATGGGAAAATAAGAATACAATCAGTATATAGCTCTGCTAAAAAATTAAAAGTAACTGATACTAGTTATTTTGAAGTAGCAGGTAGTGGCTGGTATGAAACTGATGATTAAAAGGAGGATTATATGGCAGTAAAAAAGATTGAAGAATTAAATATACATAGAGATGTAAATTCTACAGAACAATTTGATGTGCAAGGTTATTTAAATGAAAACTGGGATAAAATACAAGATATAGTAGATAACAATGCAGAAGAATTAATGCAAGCGCAAAAAGATATAAGTACATTAAAAGAAGACAATAAAACAAATAAAAGTAGTATAGATGTTTTAAAAAAAAGCAATGAAACAAGAGATGGAAAGATTTCTAAAAATACAGAAGATATAAAAATTATAAATAAAAGCCTAGAAAACATAAATACAAAAGATAAAGAACAAGATGGGAAGATAACTTTAAATAAAGAGTCAATTAAGGAAATACAAGCTGAAAACGAACGCTTGAGAGAAGATATAAAAAGTATTGCAACAATTGGTGAGGCGAGTGGAGAGAATATACATTTAGAAGATAGTTCAGAGGCAAGATGTGAAATTAAGATTTGTGGAAATCACCAACAAGATACTAGAGAGGGATATAATCAATTTAAAATAACATCTACACAAACTCAAAGTGCTGGTGTTACTATAACAAAAATTGATGAGTCAAGTGTTTCGTATCAGGGAACAACTACAGGAATGTTTACACATATGTTAGTTGTATATGATGGTAAAGGACTGGAAATAACTAAACAAATGTATTTAAAAGCTTTTGGTAATTTAACAAATGCAATTTTGTCAGTAAAATTAATAAAAAATGGTAAAACAGAATCAAGTTATTTAAGGGTTTCTCCTGATTTGATTTTAAGTGCAGGAGATGTTTTGCAACAAATATATGTTCAGCAACAAAATACTGGAATTTTAGTTAGTGGAACTTTGCAAGTTTTATTGACAGACTACGAGAATAAAGACAAACCATACGAGCAATACGGAACAAGTCCAAGCATAGATTATCCGAGTCCAGTAAAGAGTGTTGGGGATAATGTGAATTTGTTCCCTGGTTGGGAGATGGGTACTATTGATACTGCTACGGGTAATAAAATTACAGACCCATATTATATTAGAAGTGTTGATTTTATTCCTATACTTCCTAATATAGATTATACCATTTATTCAATAAATTCTTTTGGTTTTGATAGTTTAAATACTGCATTAAGGCTATATGACAAAGATAAAAAATATTTAGGAAGTCAATATTTAGGAGAAATTTTAGAAAAAAATCTCACATTTAAAATTACTAATTTGGACGCAAGATTTATGATACCAACTAGTACAAATGGTCAAAAAAATGTAATTCCAGGAAATGCTAAAGTTGATATTAAGTTAGAAAAAGGTATAATAGCAACACCATATTCTTCTTACAATTATGGTAGTGCAAAAGTTGATATAGTTAATGAAAACATTTTTAATACAGAGAATGTTAAATCAACATCAGAAGTAAGTGTAGTTGATAATAAAAATGGTGTGTTGGAATTACAAGGAGTAAATGGATTTTGGAAAGGAATAACTACAACACAGAAATTTGAAACAGGAAAAAGAGTATATATAAAATGTAAAGTTGTAGAAGGAACAGGTTCATCAGGTAATATAGGTATTAAAGATACTAATGGAGATGACATATTAGAAAATTATAAAGTTTCTAATAATTTAATAAGTTGTAGTTTTATTTCAAAAGGTATTACTAAAATTTTCTTTAGATGCAATGGGACTTCTAATAACGGTAATATTAAATACTCTGATATAATGTTTAGTTATGAAGATATAGACTATGTACCGAATCAAGAACAATCATATTTAGTAGATGTTCAACAACCGATGTTCGAAGGTGATACTTTTGTAAAACAAGATGGAAAATGGTATGAGAAACATAATTGGAAAACAATGAGTTTTGATGGACAGAATATGGGTTCACAAGCAGGAGGAAGTTTTGCAGATTTTAAAGAAAATGGAAATATTGTTAGAGTGTTTGAAATTAAAGATTTGTTAATAAGTTCTGTTAGAAATGATATTTTTTGCGACAAACTTCCAAGACAAGCAGATTCGATGTGGAATGGAAAGAGTACTGGAATACAATCTTGGCAGGGACAAAATAAAATCTTAATTTCATTGCCATTTGATGATGTAGAGAAAAAGTATGGACAAAAATTAACAGTAGATAATTATGTTACAGCTTTTTATATGTATTTACAAGATGAAGTGCTTATAATAAGTTATCTATTAGCAGAACCAAAATTGTTAGAATGTACAGAAGCCCAGAGCAAAGTATTAGATGAAATATACAATAAAGCACATACATATAAAAACATAACAAATATCTCAGCTGAATCATCAGAAGTAAATCCGATTATAAATGTAAAATATTTAAAAGAGGCAGAAACAGAACATAACAAACTTCAAGCACAAATAGATGAGATAAAACAATTATTAAGTACAACAGAAACAAGTGCAATGTTATTGAATAACATGCAAACAGATTTAGAAAGTGAGGTGTAAAAGATGATAACTGAATTATTAAAGAGACTAATCACAAAGAAATATTACAAAGAAAAGACAGACATAGAGAACAAATTAAATGTATTTTATGCAATGAGCAAAATCAGTGATGAAGAATTTGCAGAATTGACATTACTAGTAGAAGATACATATGTAGATTTAGAAGATTCTACAGAAGAAGTTGTAAAAAATACAGAGGAGGAATAGAATGTGGAAACAATAACGAGTTTTTTTACAAAACTAACTCCACTAATATTATCTATAACAGCATTAATTGTGGCAGTGATAAAATCCAAAAAGGAAATAGAAGAAACACTGCCACAAAAGATAAAAAAACAATGTAATATTGATATGTGCATTATAAATAGATTAGAGAGTGTAAAAGAGTTTTTAAAAGCTGACAGAGTACAAATTTATGATTTTCACAACGGTATACATTACGCAAATGGAAGAAGTGCATTAAAAACATCATGCAGTTATGAAGTTGTACGAGCAGGAATAAAGGGACACCAGAAGGAATTACAATCAGTTCCATTAAGTTGTATACCTAGATTTATCAAGGCTTTGTTAAATCGTGGAGAATTAAAAATAAATGATTTGGAAGAAATAAAAAGTACAATGCCAGCAACATATGAGTTAAAAAAAGACCAGGGAGTGGCTTCATTTTTTGATGTTATATTAAATAACAAAGAAAGAGAAGCAATAGGCTTTTTAGCAATTCAATATGAAAATAAAGATAAAGTAAATTTTACAAAAGAAGAAATGAATGAAATCTTAAAACTTAAGTTTTTCATAGAAGAAAACTTAGAAAAAATGGTTACAAAAAAGTAGGAGGTAATAAGTATGAATCCAACAACAATAATAGAAATAGCAATAGTTGTAATTGCAATATTAGCTTTTATATTGTATTTGGTTTGGCAAATAAAGAAAAAAGGATTAAGAGCAACAGCAGTAGATTTAATAGTAAAAGCAGAAGAGATGTTTAGACAAGGTGATAATGAAAACAAATTGAATTATGTTATAGATAAAATAATATCAATAACAATACCAAAGCCATTAAGTCTATTTATAACAAGAGATTCAGTAAAAAGTTTTGTTCAATCAGTATTTGATGAGACCAAAAAAGCTTTAGATTATGTGCCAAGAAAGGAAAATTAATTATGGGAAGTAAAGAATTTATTGAAAAATGTAAAGAAATAGTAAAACAATATACACTTGAACATTTAGACAAAAGTGATAATATTCCTGAATTTGATGTGTTTGTAGTATGGAGTTGCAAAACATTACAAAATAGTAAAGCATTGTTAAGTACAAGCTTACCTGATGGAATGTATTATGAACTTACATATAACGGAGATAAAAAAGAGTTATACTTTGATGCATATAAGAAATTTGAAAATAAATGTATTAAAGTAGAGGAGGAATAGTTATGGGAGATAACATAGTAATAGAAAATGTAGAGTTCGATGAAGAATTATACAATAAAAATGTTGCAGAAAATGATTTCTCAAATTCAGAAACAAACGGAATAGGAGATGATAGCAATGCAGATAACTAGAATGTTAGTACCACAAAACAAATATGACATAAAATGTCCATATGAAATGCAACCAGAATTTATTATAGTTCATAATACGGCAAATGATGCATCTGCAATGGCAGAAGTATCATACATGATAGGGAATAACAATAAAACATCATTTCATTGTGCTATAGATAATGTTCAAATAGTGCAAGGAATATCATTTAATCGTAACAGCTGGAACGCAGGTGACGGAAGAAATGGTAAAGGCAATAGAAAAGGAATTTCTATAGAAATATGTTATTCAAAATCTGGTGGAGAAAGATTTGATGATGCAGAAAAGTTAGCTGCAGAATATATAGCATATTTATTGAAACAATATAATTGGGGAATTGATAGAGTTAAAAAACATCAAGATTTTGCAAATAAATATTGTCCACACAGGACATTAGACCTTGGCTGGGATAGATTTTTAAACATGATTAAATCATATTTAGAAGATAAACCAATAAATAATGAAGAAATAGAAAATGGGAGTGATGAAGAAGTGAGAACATATCAAAATGGTAGTACAAGTGAGATTGTATATGCAGATACAAATTGTACAAAAAGAATTGGTAGTTTAGATCCAAGAGAAAGCTGTGATTGTTTTGGAATATTTAATGATAGAGCTATGGTTAGATATCAAGTAAATGGAACAAACAATTATAAAATAGGCTTCTGTAAATGGCTTGGAGGAGTGAAATAATGTATGGCGAATGGATGAAAGATTTTCCAATTATTGTTGGAACAAAAAATAAATAATTAATTAAGAGGCAGATTTTTATTCTGCCTTTTACAATTCTGAAATTATTGTTTTCAAAGTATCTATAATAAGATTTTTTTTGGTGGTTGGATAAATATAATTATCTTTTAAACAAATATCGTTTAATATTTGTTGACCATTTTCATCTTGGCATTCAAAAATAATGTCTTGAATTTTTTTATAAACTTTTGGAATGTTCGATTCTAGTGAGTTAATTTTAAAGTATCCAATTAAATTGTTAATAGTGTTAAGCTGAGATTTGAAAAGTTGAAACTCTTTAATTTGTAGTTTGGGTTTTAGTTTTAACAATTCATCAATGTTTGATTGCAATTCTAATGTACCAATTGATCTTAAACCTTTTAATTTTTCTATGTTTGATTTTAGTATTTCTTTATTACTAAAAGTAAAGCTTTCAAACCAAGTTTTATTGTTTTCGTATTCTTTTAAGTTAATCAACTCGTTATGTAATTTATCTTTATCATAAATATATTCAATTGATAAGAAAATATCTTCAAATTTTGTAATATCTTTTTTTATGTTGGATTTCAACTTTGATATTTTTTCTTCTTTTTGAACATTAAAAGATATTAATGCTGTAAGCGAACTTAAAATGGTGCCAGTAAAAATATTAAGTGCTATATTTTGTAGATAATTAATTGTACTACTATCATTATCGTTAGTATTATTAAATGAAAATAATATTAATGAGGCTATTAGAAAAATTATAGTAATTATAGAACATATAATACAGATTATTTTATTTTCTTTCATAAAGATTCCTCCTTTTTTCTACACTATATCACAAAATAACAAAAAATGTTGTTAAATTATGTCGAAAATGATAAAAATAAATTTTAAACTAAAATTTGAGGCATAAAACTATATTGTTCAAAAATAAAAACGGCTTAAAATTGATTTTAACGACACAATGAAATGCAGTATTTTCAGTACTTTCAGAAAAAAATACAAGTTCGACAAATTACAACAAACAATTAACATAAAATGTGATACAATGAATATAGAGGTGATCATATGCAAGAATATTATTTAAAATCTTTACAAATGATAAAAAATCTCAATATAAAAAGCAAGAAAGAGTACAACAAGTTATTAGCTGATTATTTAGTTTTAAGTGTAATAAGTCTAAAATATTATGCCAAAACTAATAATTTCAAAGAAATACTAGAAAGAGCAAAAGAAGTCTAAAAGGCTTCTTTTCTTTTTGGAAAATATTACATTTCCACCAAAGTGGATAAAATGTATGCTATAAGAGTAAATAGAACATACTAAAGACAAGGTGGAAAGATGAGAATAGAAATATTATTGAAAGAGATCAGAATTAAAAAGCGGATATAGTTTAGAAAAATTATCTAAATTAACAGGAATATCAAGTTCGCATTTGAATTATATAGAAAGAAATGAAAAAGAGCCATCATTGAGCATGGCAATTATAATAGCACAAGCATTAAATATAGATATAAAAGAATTATATAAAATAGTACCATAAAAGTACTATTTTTATTTTTTGTATCGAAAAATGGCACTTTCATATAATATCCACCATAGTGGATAATTTTTACGATATTTATAAATCGAAGCTTCAAACAAACGAAAAAGGAGAATGTAGTATGAATATTGTAGAAAATGATGTAAAAGAATTAAGTGATAAATATAATAGGAGTGTAAATTTTATAAAAATGCTATTGAAAATATGTATGGATTTAAAAATATCAAATTATAAGAATGAAATAGAAAATTTCTTGAATAATCATTAATAAAAAGTTTAATAGAAAGCTTGACAAACAAAAATAATATATGTATAATCATCACATAATAATTAACACTTTTTTAACACTTTAGTTTTAGATAATTACAAATAACTATAAAGAACTTTAGTGCAAAATAATTGAAAATACTGGATTTGTACGAAAATCGAAATAAGTAAAAAGGTAAAAAAATTAATCATGAGTTCGATTCTCGTACGGGTCACCAAAATTTTATATTTAAG